GGCAGATAAGTACAATCCAGATAAGATAATGGTAGAGTCGAATGGTTATCAGAGGCTTGTTGTTCACACGGCGAAGGAGTTAGATGGCATGCCAGTAGAAGGTCACAATACGGGAAGAGAGAAACACAAGCATGATGTTGGAGTTCCTAGGATTGCGTTGGCTATGGAGCAGGGCAAGTATTTCATACCTTGGAACAAGGAGGCACGAGAGGGTGCCAAACCAGGAATGCGAAAATTGGTTGATGGTTTGAGTCGGTTAATTTATGGTAAGAATGGAAGGTTAGAAGGACATACGCCTGATGCAGTGATGGCGTTATGGATGTGTGAGTTATGTGTACATGTCTTGGAAAAGAAGAGATTGGTTTTTACACGATGGGATTACATTTAGGCTAGGACATATTTCCCTTACAGAAAGACATATATACTAAGGAGATACACTGGGAATCCAGATGACAAGTTCACCCAGCAACGGAACACGAATGGAATTGTGGGGAATATCTGTTGAGACAAAACAAAATCTTAAAACTTTAGCCAAAGTCAAAGAGACGCCAGTTTCTAAGATGTTAGAGCCAGTCATCGAAGATTATATACATCGGCATCGTCATGTCTTAGAATCAAGGAGAATTTAATGGGATTTTTTGACAGATTCAGAAGCAAGCCAGTAAGAAAAGCAACGGGCATAGATGCATTTCTGGAGGATGCTACGGCGGATGTTTCTAAAGATGCAAGGACGCCAGTTTATTCAGGAGTGTCTACAGATACGGCATATCGTCAATCTATATTGCCGCAGGTAGACCAACATTATTTAGAACAATTAGCAGACAGGTATTCTCATCTTAGAACAGTTATCACTCGAATTGCGTCACAATCAGTGGCAAAGGGATGGGAATACCAAGCTATTGGCGAGGGCGACCCAGAGCAAAGAAAGCAAGTAGAATCGCTTTTACGCAATCCTACTAATGGTAGTGCAGATATTAATGGCACAGAGTTTTTTAAGGCAATGATAAGGCAGTTAGAAGTGTTTGATGATTGTTGGGTAAGTCTTGTTTATGACAGGTTAGCAAGTGAAGATGGCAGTGTGTCTGGTAAGATTGTCAAAGAGTTATGGGTAGAAGATGCAAAGCACATGCGATTTCATGTAGATGAGTTTGGTAGATTTGTAGAGGAAGAGAAGTTTGACCCAGTAACTCGAGAGTTTATGGAAGGAACTGTTAATCCAGAGACGGGTGTAGAGTTAGAGTTTATGGCTTATTATTATGAGAGTGAGGACGGTAAGATACCGTTTGCTCGAGATGAGATGATACATTTTAACAAATACAGTGCGAATGCAAGGTTGTATGGGCAGTCGCCGATTATAGGTCTTTCCAAAAAAATCGAAACAGCATTGGCCATAGAGTCATTCCAAAACAAAATCTACAGATTGGAAAGGCCACCTAAAGGATTCTTAGATGTTCCAGGCCACGATGAGGAATCATTGAATAGGTTAGGTGAATACATAGCAGAAGAGACAAGAAGAAATCCAAACTTTATTCCTATTTTAAGTAGTAGGGAGGCAACATCTACGGCAAAGTTTGTGCCAGTTATGCCTAACATGGATGAGTTGATGATGCTACCTTACATGGATAGAATTAACAATGACATTAATGGAGCTTATGGAGTCATGCCGTTGGTAGTTGGACAGTTGGCAGGGGTTGGTGGATTAAATTCAGAAGGCGAGCAGATTACAATATTTGACAGGACTATCCGAGAAACACAACAATGTGTTGAGATGGGTTTCCTTAAACCGTTGTTAAAACTTATGGAAGTTGACACATGGAAGATTAGATTTAACGATATAAACGAAAAGGATGAGACTAAGTACTTGAACAACATGAACTTAAAGGCTCAGATATTAACCCAAATGCAGAACGTAGGAGTGGAGATGGATTTGGATGGTGACGGTAATTTAGTTCTCCCTCAGTCTCCAGAGGTGGTGCGTCAGGATTTTCTAAACAGTTCTCAGGAGTCGCTGGAGGCCGAGGAGCAAAAAGAACATCTGGATATATGGAATCAGCAGCTCGAGAACTCAGAGGAATCCTTATACAAGAACTTAAAGAATTAGAAAAAGCTAAGACTGTTGACGAATTACATACACAAGTAAGTGAAATTTCTATAATGATGGCAAAGCGCATGCGTGAAGCTATAGTTGATGACATAGATTTTGCATATCGGAATGGTTATGAATCAGCATACGGTGAAATAAAAGGCATAAATAAAACAGCAGCTAAAGCACCTGATATGTCTGTTGATGATGAAGATTTGCTAAGAGTTTTAAAAAATGAAGGAGCATTGTTTAAGGCTTATGCAGATTTCCAGAGTGCAGTTACGGAACAGTTGAATAGAATTATTACACAGAGTGTAGCAGCAGGGCTTTCTATACCTCAAACAGTTCAAGCAATGAGGGCTGGTGCAATAGGTGAGACTTACAAATTAACTCGAATTGCGCGCACTGAAATAACTAATATTAGTAATGAAGGAAGGTTAAGGGGTTACAAAATTGCAGAGCAACGTATGGGTCGACAGTTTAAATATGGTTTAATAGTTGGAAAAGATAGTAGAGTATGTCCTGCACATCAAGAGTTGTCTAGAAGGCAACCAAGTGGTGGGATGTATTTAGATGATTTAATTATGTTACAACAAGAAGTAGGTTCTAAGTATAGGATGAATTTAAGAGGGCATTCTTTGTTACATCCTAATCAGAGAACGTCTTTAGTGAGGATAGTATGAGCAGGCAGTGTAAAAAGTGTTTAAGAGGAGCAATGACAGTCCACATAGCGGCTAACGGTTTTTGTGAAGAGTGTGAGACAGAGAGGGCATGGAAAAATTTAGACAAGCAAACAGTTCTTGCAGCACAGAGAAAACAGCGTATGGATTACTACGAAAAAGCACAAAAGTATATTGACAAAAAGTGGAAAAAGAAATACGGTGATGATGACATTAACACAGTATTAGGATATAAGTAATGGCAAGGCCAATTAATCTTCAGACAGGTAAAGCTGTTGGCGGTGGAGGCTCAGGCAAGATGCGTGTTAAGATTAAAATGGAGCCTAATGTTAAGAAGTTTTTTGCCAATATAGGTCTTAATGCAAAGAAAGCATTAGACATTGCAATGACAACAACAGCACATAGGATACAAAATACAACAATGAGGAATTTAAACGAAGGATATAAAGGACCTACTGGAGAAGATGGAGGGGCTTTAGACACAGGTCGATTGGCTAATAGTATTCACGTATCTGACGAGTATTTAAACAAAAAGATAGGAACTAATCTAAATTACGCAGCGCACATGGAATTTGGTACTGGTCCTGCTGTAGGTAAACCGTCATACTTGCCACCTTATCAGAAAGGCACATCTTTAGAAGGATGGTCGCGTCGGCAACAGGTTGGCGATGCAGGAACGGTAGCATTACAGATATATCGTCGAGGAACATTTCCACGTAGATATATGGGCAGAGCATTTCATACAGAAAAAGAAACAATTATACATGAGTTTGCAGCCGAGTTAGAGGAAGAAATTAACGAGTCTACTGGCGTAAAAGTAACTGTTCAAAGACGTTAGTGTATGTAATCCGTAAACAAATTAACGCATTACATACAAAATGCAAAAAAAGTGTATGTAATCCGCAACCCGAGTATTTTTTTTCTTTTTTATATGTGGCTTTTGTATGTAAAGCGTGGCAGACGAAAGTAACACTGGTTGGAAAGTCTACCGACCAGAGTGGTATAATGACAGAGTAATGGAGACCTATATCTCCGCCCCTATCGTCGATAAACAGGGCGATATGGTTCCTACAGATACCATTAAAGAAGCCATGGATTTTTACATGCGGTATGGTGTGTACTCGTATAGGCATGAAGAGATGCCAATCGGGTTGCCATTGGCTTACAAAGTTAAAGACGGAAAAGTTAAGATTAGAATAGGAATCCACAGCAAGATTGCAATGCATGATAAGGTGTGGAAAGAGATTAAAGATTTTGGACCATCAGGTGCAAGTAGCATCCGAGGTGAAGCCACAAACCAGGAGAAGGTATGTTTATCAGAAAACGACTGCCACAATCGTATCAACGAACTTTCTCTCTGGTCTGTTTCATGGGTTGGCGATAATCCTGCCAATCCAGAGGCAAAAGTCACGGATGTTTCTATGGCTAAATCTAAGAGTGTTCAGGTAACATTAGATGAAGTAGAAACAATGGTCGAAAAAATAATAGAACGTAAAAACGGAGAATACTGTTTATACGCTAAAAAGAACCGAAAGCTCCTAGGCTGCCACGATACCAAAGCAGGAGCTATACGGCAGGAAAGGGCCATACAAGCTAGAAGATACAGTAAATCGCTTGATGGTTTCCTTACTAAAATAGACAAATACAAAATTCCTAAAGGAGTAAAAAAAGAAGCTAAGTATGGTAGAGAGCTACGGGCGGAGTTTGGCTATGGTGGCGGTAAAGTTACTAAAGCTATAAATCGTCATTTAATAGATAAGAAGTTTGTAACGTATGGAATGGCAATGAAGATTCACAAGTATTATAGAAGACATGAAACAGTAGACCCACAGGGTAAGAACTTTGACAATAAGAAAAGACCTAGTAAGGGCTATATTATGTGGAAGATGATGGGTGGAGATTCTGGTCATAGTTGGAGTAAGAGTTTAGAAGACAAAGCAAAGCAAGAAAATCCATGTGAATCAGGTTATGAAATGATAGGCACTAAATTTATGGGTGGTAGAAAGGTGCCAAATTGTGTTCCTATAGAAAAAGCAGAGTATCAAGGCCGTAAAGTAGAGTTAAACAAGCCACGTAGATTATCTGGAGATAAGAAGAAGTTTGGAGTTTACGTTAAAAATGAAAAGGGCAATACAGTTCAGGTTAAGTTTGGCGACCCTAATATGGACATAAAGCGTGATGACCCTGCTAAGCGTAGGCAGTTTAGAGCAAGACATAATTGTGACAATCCAGGTCCAAAGCATAAAGCAAGATATTGGTCTTGTAAGATGTGGAGTACAAAGAACGTATCAGATATAACAAAAGCAGAATGTCCTTGTGTAATAAAAACAGAACGCTTACAGAAAACAAATGAGTATTTAGATGACATAATGCGTATGATAAAGTTTGGAACACTTATCGAAAAGAAACCAGAAGATGATAAAACAGAGGGGGCTGAGGCAAATCAACCACCAGGAGGTTGGATGGCAAATTGCAAGTTGTCTGCAAGAAAGATAAGTGGATTTACAGGCAATAAGATTACAGGTCCGCGTAAGATAATAAGAGATGAAGCTGCTTGGTGTGCAGAGTTATGGAGAAATCCAGGTAAGTTTAGTAAACCATTCAAAAGACCAGATGGAACAAGTGGCACAACAAATGGCATGAAACTACGAAATGCCGTCGGTAGAGCCAATTTCAAAATGCCTGGTTCTAAATAAACCCGAGTATTTTTCTTTTTTTATATAGGCCCTCACGGATTACATACACATATGAGCAAATGTACTTGTGGAGATTCACACGCTGCACCTGCTGACGAAGAAGTCGTAGAAGCAGAGAAAAGTGAAGCTCTCGATGAACCGATAGCAGAACTTGATAAGCACGAAGAGCTTTACAAGGATATGGAAGCTACTCTCGGAAAACTCAAAGAAGTCATGGCCTATCTAGAAGAGATGGCAGGCGAAGAAAAAGCTGACGAAGAGGAAGAAGAAGAGGAAGCCCCAGAAGAAGTAGAAGAAGAAGAAAAGGCTGAAGAAGAAGAAGAAGAAGAAGAGGAAGAAGAGGAAGCAGAAGAAGAAGAAAAATCTGTTGCCGAGAAAGCCGAAGACTTACATAAATCTATAACAACATTAAAGAAATACGGAATTAACGTATATTCTGGTCGCAGAAAAACACCTGCACCAACATCTGACACTCCCGCAGTTAATGAAAAAACCGATTGGTTTAACTTCTCCAAATCATTGGATGAAGTTGCATACATGAAAGGAGAGGAAACAAAAATATGAGCACAGCAACAAGTTTCGAGGACTATGTTAACGCTTATTACGGCGGGACACTAGGAATCTCAAAAAGATATGGCATAACAAAAGACGCTACAAGAATAGACACCGCAGATGGTGACTACTTCAATGTAATGTTTGGAGCATCTGTATTTAATCAATTAAATACAAGGTCAGAAGTATTCAAACTTTTGAATAAAGCAGGTTGGACACAATCTGGATGGAGAGTCATGTATCAAAGACATGCAAACACTGCTGGAGTTGCAGAAGGTGCAGCACTAGGAACAGCAGACCACCCAGAACTCAAAGAAATGAGTGCAACCATCAAAGAAATCTCTACACGCTGGGACACAACAACCAGAGCAGAGTTACTAGCTGATGCAGATGACGGAATCAAAGGTCTAGCAGCTTTCTTGAGAAAAGAAAACGGAGAAGCACACGCTTTCTACCTAGATAAACAATTACTAGCTTCAGTTAATACATCAGATGCAGCAACCGTTGCACAAGATGACTCTAACAACAACTTAGAATCTATTGATAAAATGACCACTTCTTCCGCAGCAGTTGCAGCAGACAGTGACATTCCAAACCACATAGAAGATATGTACTTAGTAAACAGAGACGAAGCAGGTTACACCGAATGGATGCAGCCAGCAGCTTGTATCCAAGGTTCAACCGAAGGAACAGCCGAAGCACTTACAGTAGACAAGTTAGATACATTGATTAGGTCTTGTTTGGAAAACGGAGCAAACTACCAAGATTTGTTCTTCTTAACTGGACATGATACACTTTACAATCTAAAGAGCAAACTAACAACTCTATCAAACAGTCTAGGACAGTTTGACATTAGAGCACAAGCAGCAGCTTCATTGAATGGAGCTTCAAGCGAAGGTGGTTTGAACTTTGATACTCGTGTAGGATACTATGATGGAATACCAATTTACGTATCACAACACGTAACCAAAGACACTGCATCTAAGATATACTTGTTAGACAGAACTGCAATGGAATTAAGAATTGCAGCACCAACAACTTACATTGCAAGTCTT